ATTGGTCTTCCCATTTTTTTCTCCTTGTTGACGTTCTAGGTCTACGCTGTGGGTTAAACAGCATAAGTCCAACATTATGTTGGCCCTTTCTAACGTGTACTGTATTTAGTCAATCCTAGTAAACAGATGCATAAGATGTACTGAACTAAAGTCTTTTATAGCACGATTGATTTTAGCACATTGATCAGTGTGTTGTTGTAGTATGCTTTCGCGTTTTTGTTGTCTATACTTTAATTCTATTTGACTTAACTTGTTAATTTCTGATCGCATACCACTACAGAACTTAACAACATCAAATTTAAATTCAGGTGCTGTCTTTGCAAGTTTGCGAATTTGGCTTTCAATGTCTGGCCAATCTAAACTAGTTTCTATTTCTTTAATACTATCCATAATAATATTTAAAGAAGTCATAAAAAAAGGGCGACATAAGCCGCCCTTTTAATACTTTTGTACTACTCTCTATTAAGAGAAAGATACGTTAGCAGAAGTAATGCTAACTTTACCTAAGTAGTCACCAGCGTTACCTAAAGATGACGCAGTGTTTGTAAGTTCAACATAACCATAACGTGTCATGAAACCTACAACTGGCTCAAATGTATCAGGATCTAGTACAACACCTGAAGACATTAGCGGAATGTATGGGCAATAGAATGCCGCCGCATCTGCTTCTGATGAACCTTTGTAACCAATTAGTACTTGGTTATCATCCTGACCTGAGTCAGCCATGTAAGAATCAACATACACACGCATAGCGTTGTTCAAAGTACCTACAAACTTAGTGTTTGTTGGTGCTTCAAAAGTACCTTCAGTTGTTCTTGCAAACGCTGAAGTTGTAGCAGACTGTAGGATTGTCAATGCTTGGTTTGAAACCACTGCAAAGTTACCTGCGCCTCTACGTGTACGCTGAGCGATCTTGTTAGATACTCTGTTAATTTGAACAGCAAGTGCCGCATGTTCGTCACCAACAAAAGTAGCAGTACCGCTTACAGCCGCTTGGTCGTAAGTTTCTTCAACTGAAGCAAGTGAACGAAGAGATGTTAAAATCTCTTGGTCAATCTCAGCAGTAATCTCTTGTGCAAGAGCCGCCATGATTTCTGCTTCAATGTCGATACCTTGTTGTGCTTGAGCGTCTTGTGCCGCTTCAAATGTCCAACGTGCAGATAGTTTACGTGATTTCGCTTCTACTGCTTGTTTTAAGATTTGAATTGACAATCTGTTACCAGCACTACCTTCTAAAGCCGCTGTAGAAGCCGCTTTACCGCCAGTACCGTCACCGGAATAAGCCTGACCGATTTTGAATGGTGATAATGCTTCATCACCAGCAGTCACGTCGTTTGCTGTTCCTGTAGCGTCCTGAGTGTCTGAGTAACGTACTCTTAGTGTGTGAATTTGTGAAACTGGTCCAGTCATAGGCTGTACACCAACAATTTCGTTTGCGATAACTGTGGGCATTACACGTCTAATTACTGGGAGAATCACTCTGTTTAGTGTTGCAACATTTCCTGCGGAAGTTGCTCCAGCAGTTGCCGACTCAGCGAGATAACGTCTAGTATTCTCGAGAGTGACATCCATTACGCTTTTCTTGTGTCCGTTAAGACCTTCAAGAAGTGCGCCTTTGGTAGCCTGCCAATTTTCATTGATCATTTCTGACATTTTGTCCTTCTCCTTTTTTAGTTTAATCCCGCTAATTTGCGGAGTTCTATTAAGTTTGACTTTTCTTCTACCGGTTGTTTGATTTCTTTATCGCCTGTTACTTCTGTGCCTTCATTTAATGCCTGTTTTTTTGCAGTTGGTTTTTTATCTTCCATTACTGCTGGTAGGTACTTGTCAAATGCATTGTGCAATTTTTCTGTTTGCACCGACTCTAATAGTTCTGACATAATTTCTCTTTTGTCTTTACCTAATGGAGTCAACAACTCGTTCATCACTGCAACACGTTTTGCTTTGTCTTTAGCAACAGAAATTTCTGCTTCCTTAGACTCAACTAGAGTATCCTTCTCTGTGATGGCTTTCTTAGCCTCTGCTAGTGCTTCTTCTTTCTCAGCAACGATCTTCATCAACTTTGCAGTTTCTGATTTTTCGTTTAAGTATGAGTTAGAATATTCGTTAGCAAACGCTTCGAATAGTTTTCTACCAAAATTGTTTTCACGTGCTGAATGAATATCTTCTTTCAACTGTGAAATCTCTTCTGCTAGTTTCTTACTTACAGTTTCTTTAACAATTTCTGCTGACTTAGCAACAAATTTTGCTTTGACTTCTGCAAATTTTTCTTTGGCTTCTTTTACAAGTTTTACCTTGGTTTCTGCCAAATCTTTTTTGTCTTCTGCGAACTCGTTGATTTCGTTTGCAAGTTGCTTAACAACAAAGTCTTCCAATTTTGAAAAGTTTTCGCTTACCTTGTTACGGTCTTCGTGTAACTCTCCAATTTCTTTAGTCAACTGCTTGAGCATAAACTCTTGCAGTTTCTCAGAATGTTCTGAAACTTTCTTCTTATATTCAACCCTTGCTTCTGCAAGTGATTTCTTATCTTCAGCAATTTCAGCAATTTCTGATTCTAAACGCTCGGAAACCATTTTGTCAATCGCTTCGACCATGTTAGTTTTATCATGTTCGTAACGTTTTGCAAATTCCTCACGGAGTTCAGCAGTAACAGTGTCTTTGTTTTCCTTTACCTTTTGGTCCCATGCTTCTTGTAAGTCAGTACGAACTTCCTCACCTAGCAAGCCTGTTTCAAAAAGTTTATTAAACATATCACTCATTGGCTTCTCCTTATTTCTACTGCAAGCCTTTTATGACTCGTAGCATCTGTTCTTTGAGATACTGCTGTGCTTTAGCATCTTTCGATACTTCATGAGCCGCCCTAATCGCACTATAACCACCTCTTGTATTCATTAAGTGTTCATAGATTGGTGTAGGGTAAGCACCCGGCGCACTTGGTTGTGCTACCACATCAACTGTGATAATTTCAAATCCGTTAACTTCTCCAGAGGATTCATTAACTTCACCTGCTCCTCGTGAACTGACTCCCAGTTTCACACCTGACTGTAACATGGTTTTGACAAGATTACCCATCGGGGTAGGTAAAATTTTCATCTTACCAAACCCGTTTGGGCCATCCATCCACATATCAGTAATCATATGTGATACACGATCTAAATTGACCTTTAAATCATCTGGGTGATCAACTTCACCTAGAACTGAATAACCGCCGTCGATCTGATCCTTGAGTGTTTTAACAGCGTTGCCTATCTCGGAGACAGGGTAGATTCGCTGGTTAGCGTTTTTAACACCACCCTGAATACAGATGCCTTTTAAGTAAAGGTCTTTTGAATCCCCTTCACCTTTTTGCTCAAGGGTGACTTGCGCCTGATCGAACGTAAGATGTTCTCTTAAGTATGCCATATTGGCTAACTCCTAATTATTCAGCACTCTTTGGTGCAGATGTCTTCTTAAAAGTGTCTCCGGCTTTAGCACCTGGTTCATTCTCGAAAGATTTTCCCATGTCCTTTGGCTTTTGAGCACTACCGCCCTTTTCTTCACCACCGCCAATTGCATGTGCTTTAGCATCGTTAGGTGCTTTAGCATTTTTTGCTACTGGACTAGTAGTGTTATCAGAGCCTTCGGAATTCGATGGAGCAGAAACTTTTTCTACGTATTCACGCATAGTTTCGCCAGCGGATTTTGCTTGTTTTGCTTCATCTACAACTTCTGCTTCTTCGTCTTTCGACTCAATAGCAGGTTCAAATGCTTCCTCTTCGGCTTCTTCTGATTCTTCTTCACCTTCTTCGCTTTCGTCCTCATCACCTTCTTCTTTGTCGCCCATCATGGCTTCAAATTCTGATTTAAGGTCGTCTAATGCGTCTTCAAGGTCTACAACACGGTCTTCGATGTCATCATGTGATTCTTCATGATCATCCATTTCACCGTCTTTGTCGAAATCCATTTCGTCGTCTGCTGGCTCGTCTGCGATATCTTTCATCATCATATCTGTTGCATCACCGCCAACTTCTTCAACTGACTCTTCTTCAAAGTTTTCTTCAACTTTGTCTTCTTTTTCTGAATCTTCAGTTGCTTCTTCAACTTCGTCTTCTTTTGACTCTTCAGTTGCTTCTTCAACTTCTTCATCTTTTTCCTCAGACTCAATTAGTCCTTGGTAGATTTCTTTGGACTTTTCAACCACGATATCGTGGAAAAGTTCCTCTGCTTTATCTTTGTCTTCGTTCACGAGAAGATCAAGCAGTTGTTCAAATTTGCTTGTATCTGACATTGTATTTTTCTCCTTTAATTAATTTGTTAGGCAAGGCTGTCAACTGTATTTACGAAAAAACCACTTTTACCAGAGCAAATAGGCCTATTTTCAGCATTTTTGACAAAATGCCTATTTTTTGAGGTCATTTTCGAACTCATCATATGTAATTGTTTTAAAATTATCATAATTATTTAACTGAGCAGGGCAAAAATCCCCACTATTAGTTACTCTTTTGAACTGTATTTTAGGATTAGATGTGATTGACTTTTCAGTTTGCCGTAGCCAATTACCATAATATGTTGCAGGTTCTGCTGATTTTTTGTAGTTTTTTGTATCTGCATATATGTTATTAAATCGTTTTCCACCATTTAATCCCATATAATCAAATCCTAAAATATAGATTTTTTTGTGATTGTCTTCGGTTGCTTTGAATAAAGCAGTAGGTCCACTGCTCCAACCAAGGCTAGGTTGAAAGTAATTTAGATTTGTATAATCTTTATAGCCGTTATTGTAATTAGTCCATACAACATGATTATGATGATAACCGTCTGCAACTATTTCATGCACCATTTTAGGATCAACAGCGATCAACACATCCGGTTCAAAGTGTCGATACACGGCATTACATGCATAGATTGTTCCTTTTCCACGCAGTTTTTCTAGATCTAAATGTTGTCTGGAGGTACCATTACCCATTACAAACGCTGTGTTCATATGGGTATTTAAAAAGTTTTATTAAAGTGCTTGCTCTTCTTGAGCAGGTTGACCATACATCATCTGAACAAACTCTAATTCTTTGGCTTGTTCAATTTCTCTTGCTTCAGATGTGCGTCTAATTTGATTTAACTGTTCAAGTGTTAGTCTTGTTTTTCTAGTATCGGTTGGTTTGATAACAGAGATATCTCTTTGAGCATTGTAACGCTTATCGTCCTCAAAGTCTCCACCGTTTTTATCAAAATAAAAAAATTCTTTTAACAACATAATCTTATTTACCTTAAACTGTCTCGCCGCCTGGCTCTGCTCCGCCTGTATCAGGTGTGCTTACATCTGCTTCTGGTTCAGGTGAATCTGCATCTGGCTCTGTACTACCTAGTGTGTCTAGGTCTGATTGTATACCGCTAGGTGTTACACCAGCACCACGCATTTCTGTGCCTGCACTTGTATTATTAATATTTTCATTTGTGTTTTCTTCACGCCACATTGCTTCGTTTTCTGCAACTTCTTCTTGTGAAAGACCTAAGAATCTCTTAAGTGCAAAGCGTTTACTCATGTAAGGTACTTCTTGTAGTGAAGCAAACGTGTTTACTCTTGCATTATCCATTTCACTTTGTCTGTATGAAGCAAAGTTTTGTGGTGGATTCATGCGTAAGTCAAATAAATTGTTGTCTATATTAACACCTTTAGCGTTCATATACATCTTAAACTCTTTATCAAAGATATATGCAACTAGGTTTTGCAATCTTACACAATATTTGTTAAATCTTAACTCTTGAATATAAGCAGTGCCTACCCTACCGTCGTTATACTGAGCGGCAGAATCGTCTGCACCGGTAGGTAAGTAAGAACTTGGAATACGTAAACCACGGAATAACTTATTAGTAAAGTACTTGAGGTCATCAATTTCACCTAAGTTAGTACCGCCAGGTAGTGTTTCTACCTTAGAACCACGTCCTTCTGCTGTTTGTGGAAAGAAATAGTCCTCATTAATTGATAGTGGATTAAAACTAGCGTCAATAACGTTAGTACCACCGCCTGTTGCTGAAGGAATTCTACGTTGATGAATCTCGTTTTTGATTCTTTCAACAAATCCCATAGCAAGGTGAGTAGGCATATTACCTACGTCGATGTAAAATACTCTTCTTTCCGGTGCACGTTGCACACGGTAGATAATAATTGCATCTTCAAGTAATTCTTTCTGCTTATAAACCTTGAAAACACTTTCTAATAAACTGTTACCAAACGGAAAATTTCTATCTAAGCCTTCTGATAGTGATAAATGTACCACATGTTCTGCTTCAATAGCGGCTTGATTTTGTGCTTTTTCAAATCTAGTACCTGCTTGTTGTGGTACTGTACCAACAAAACCTCTACCCATTGCACCTCCGGTAGTTGTATAGTCAACTTGACCTGTGCTGGCGTTTGGATTCTTTTGTGAAACTGTTAAATTTTGAAAATTTACATTAATGTCACTGATAACATACTGCTCAGGTGTTTTACCTTCGCTTTCATTTACAATAACTTTGTTTACTTTTGCAGGATCAATATGAAATAGTTTAAAGTTTTCTGGATCTCTAATAAAAAATGCATCACCATACTTGAATACATTACGCATCACTCTAAAAATACGTCTGTCAAATTGGTTTAAATCAACCCACTGTTGCAAATACTGTTTTAGAATCTTAGTTTCAGTGCCTGTGGCTTGTTGTTTGAAGAAAAGTTGGAATGGTGTTTTGTTTTCCATGTTTTCTTGTGTACAAAATTCTGCTAGAATATCAAGTGCGGCATTTACTTCACTGTCTGTATCCATTGTTTCATATTGACCATAACGTTCGATACGATTTGGGTGTCCTGAATAAACATCTGGAAGGAAACTAGAATAATTCGTCCTTGCGGGTCCTGCTTGTCCTACACCAGAGATTGGACTAGTTTGTCCTGAATTATCTACCGGTTTGTATTCTTGAAAGTATTTTTTCCAACTCATCCTATTTTCCTAACTGTATTGTTCAACAGTTGATATAACCTGTCTTGTTAAACTATTTTGTGTTTCCATTTTACCTGCTAACATATTTAACGCTTCTATTAATTTTACATTACCTTCACGGTTATTGTCAACCATTCTATTTGCCATTCTGCTAAGTCCTGTTTCAATTTGACTTAAATCTGAAGTATTTTGTGGTTGAGTGTTAGCAACACTTGCGGCTCCTGCTCCTACTGCGCCTGCTACTATAGAATTCATTTGATCTTTAGTTACTATTGATTCATAACCGTGCATTACTCCAAGTGTTCCGGTACCAAAATCATGGAATAATGTTCCAAACTTTCCAGGTGTTCCACCACTAAACTGCATATCTTCAAGTTGATTTAATATGGTATTCATAGAACGAATAGTTTGATTGTTGCTATTAATTTGATTCATTGCATCTGCGCCTAAAATATCTTCCATAGGTATGTTAATAGCACCCATTGGTGCAATATTCAGGTTTGCTCCTAGATTATTATTAGCGTTTTGTAATTCTTGCCGCACTTGTTCAACTAACTTTATTAGCAAGTCTCTTTCGGCTTCGTTTCTAAGACTACTTGTATCAACTGTTTCTCCTCGACCAAGTTTTAAAGCCATTTGTTCAATTGCTAATTCTCGATCTCTGTCCATATCACTACGTAGTTGATTTTCCGACCCCTCTGCAATTGACGAATCCCTAACCATTAAATCGCCCATCCATCCACTTTCGTTTAATGATCGTTTCATTGCTATCATTAGATCTTGGAAAAGATCAACTATAGTATTAATAAGTCCTTGTCGTTTTACATCGTCATTAAAATCTGATAAAAATTGATTAAACGCTGTTAGTCCGTTTTGAAAATCAGTAGAAGTTAAAATTTGAACAAATGTTTCATCTAAAGTATTTCTAATTCTTTGAATCATTGTATTAAGACTATTAAATGCTTCTTG